ATCCACTGTGTTTGTTATGATTGGTTGTTTTTTGGTAACCTTTTATATGAAAGAACCATTTAGCATCGTTAGTCTCTTTTGTGGTCTTTTAGGGTTTTTTATTCTGTATCCCGCAGTTGATAAATGGAAGGAAACCTTAAAGTTTCGAAAAAATAGATCAAAGTAGGTAAATGCTAATTTAGCATTACTTTTAGTAAAAAAAAACGTTTTAAAATAAAAAAAATGAACCCATCAATTTTAGTGTCAATTTCGGTTCCAGTTATTCTGGTGATGATTGTGGTGATTATGTCACTTAAAGGACAAAAAGAATAGTGATCAAATCTTTACTTTTTTTGTTTGTTTTGTAAACGGACAAGTATTTATAGAATAAATAATTCTATTTAAAACTCAAACAAAAATGAAATTAACAAAAGAACAAATTTTAGGAATTACAAGACACGGGCTTACGTTTATTGGTGGTATTTTGGTGATGAAAGGTCTCGTTGACGAAACAACTGTTACTGAAATCGTTGGTGGTGTAATCACTTTAACAGGAACAATTTGGTCCATCATTGTTAAAAAACAAGCTTAATCTTAACAAAAATATATCCCCCTTCTTTATGTTGGGGGATATTTATTATATATAAAAAAATTCATATATGTCTGAAATTGTAATCGCATTCATCACAGGGGTTTTAGGACCAATATTATTGATTTACATCAAATACCTTTTGGATAAAAAGAAGAAAAAACCTGATATGGTAATGGATACTTTAAGGGTTAGTGAGTTGATAAATTCCAAAATTGAACACATCAAAGAAGAATTTGATGCTGATAGAGTTTGGGTTTCACAATTTCATAATGGAGGAAATTTTTATCCAACGGGAAAATCTATGGCAAAGTTTTCGATTATGTATGAAACCGTTGGTCAATATGCACAATCGGTCCAAACTAATTTTAAAAACATTCCTGTTAATTTATTTTCTAAATCGATAAACGAATTATTAAATAATGATGCGATCGAAATATCTGATTATACAGATGAACAGATCCCAACTTTTGGTTTAAAGTATGTTGCTGAAGAAACAGGGTGTAAGTCTTCTTATTTATTTGCAATTAAAACAATTGAGGATAGATTTATTGGGGTTTTATCGGTTGACTATACAAAAGAGAAAAGAAGTCTAACCGTTGAAGAAATTATCCATCTTCAAGTTCATGCATCATCAATCGGTGGTGTTTTAATGAGTTATTTGAATCAGTAAAGATTTTTTCATATCTTTGTGATATGAATATTTTCTTTTTAGATTTTGACACCAACAAATGTGCGAAGTATCATTGTGATAAACACGTAGTTAAAATGATATTGGAAACGGCACAACTTTTATGTGGCGTTCACCACACTACCCCCCAAGTCACCCCCCAAGTTCCCTACAAGTTATCTCACAAAAATCACCCATGTGCTATATGGGCTCGTGAGAGTTTATCTAATTACTTATACCTTTGTGATCTTGGTTTAGAGTTATGTAAAGAATATACATATCGTTATGGTAAGAGACACAAATCTCAAGATGTTATTGAGTGGTGTTTAATTAATAAGCCAAACATCGTTGATAAAAACTTCACCACACCACCAAAGGCAATGCCTGATGAATATAAAACAGGTGATGTTATTGAGTCCTACCGAAATTACTATCGTGGTGCCAAACGTGATTTTTGCAAATGGAAAAATAGAGAGGTTCCTGAATGGTTTTTAAATACTGAAGTATTTATATAGAAATATAGTTTATATAATGGTTTCAAGATCAGAATGCAGTAGCTCAAACCCATGTTCAAAATTTGGATCTACCGATAATGGTTGTCTTCAAAATTTAAAAAAAGGTGAGGTTGGTTCAAACAAATATGAATTGGCTTCTGAGGCGGCAGACGCCCTTGAGATAATGTATGAAGACATGCCCGAAGACGTTCAAAAAGATTTAAAAATTTCAGATTCTTATCGTCCATTAAAGATCCAATGTAATATTTTCAATTTTGACACTTATGAAAAAACTGGAAAGAGAATTAAAATTGGGACTTCTAATGTTCCTGTGGCGGCTCCTGGAACGTCAAATCACGGTTGGGGTAGAGCATTAGACTTGTCATCAAGAAAGGCTCAACAGTGGATCAAAGATAATGGATATAAGTATGGTTGGTGTTGGGGTGAGGTTACATCGGAACCATGGCATTTTACTTACTGCGGACCAGGACCAAATAGATCATCTAACTGTGATAGGTTTTGTAAGGGTAAAATGGAAATATCATCAACCGATACTTCCATTGATGACGAAGAAGAAAAATCTATCGACGACGAAACTACAACCGACAAAAAAACCACATCTAATAAATCATCATCAAGTATGGGATCTATTGGTGATTTTTTAAGTTTTTTTGGTATTGGGGGTGATATGAAAGAATCGATTGAAGAAAATGAGAATTTGAATGAAGAATTAGATAGGATTCACGATATTTTTAAAAAAATTCTTTAACTTTGTTGACACAACGAAATATTTATATTATCATTTCACTATAAATAAAAAATATTATGAGTGAAGAAACGAAATTAGTTGAAATTTATTACTACTATAACAACGGAGTTCAAGTATGGACATCAAATGAATCTTTTGCTAAAATAAGATCAATCCAATGTGGTAGTAAATTATATTTTGAAACCGTAAAAATTGCGGAATAAAAAAAATAAAAAAAAATTCGCAAAGTGCTTGACAGATTAAAATAAATGTCTTAACTTTGTAAAACAAATCGGAAAAGTCCGATACGTTCTTTGAAAAAATAGATTATCCATTCAGGTAAAAGTTTTGTCAGATTATTTGACAAGTAATTGGAATGAAATTTTCATCTTTTAACTGATAAAGATATTGGGCCGTGTGTAGTCCATAAAATAAACTACGAAAGTAGGATAAAGTGAATCATTTGTGTTAGATGATTTGCGGTTTGGGAAACCGAACTCGAGCACACAAGCGGGATACCGTTTAACCTTTAGTATCGAGGGCGACGCTGTAGAGAAAGTGGTTAGATGATTTGGCGATGTGGGTCGTCAAATTGAGGTGGGAACACCAATAGGAATGACTCGTAGGAATATTTGCAAAACATGAGATTATCCAATTTCATTATTGCGTGTTCCAATATTATAGGTCGCTTAAAACCGAAAGGTATGTTAAAAAACGAGTGGTGTCGTTAGTAACCTTAACTTACTTCTACCAAGGAGTTTGTTTCGAAGTGGTCTTGAAATATGGAAATGGGGACATTTCACGGAGTAGTTGAGTATCGACTCGTTCAAAAGATGGGTTGGCTCGGTTGGCGGACCACTACTTCGATAATCCACGACACAAAACTTATGGAAGTTGATTATTCCAATAATTAATATTACAATAAGGAAAAGTGTCCGTCAGATCTTGTCGAAAGGTGATTACTTAGTCACGGGCTGTCCGTGGCACATGAGGTTCCCAAGACCAAGTGTATTTTTACCAAAGATCTCTAATCCCGCAAGGATTAATTGGGGAGGCATCCTCGAAGAGAGTCGAGTAGTAAGAGTGTAGATAAGATCTCAAGGAGTGGTTCACCTAAATAACCATCACTGAGAAATACTTTCCAAAAGAAAGTGGATAAGAGTAGAAACAATAATGACTCTAAAGGTTCTCACAAAAACGTGTAATCTCAGCGTTTCTTTTTAATGGAGCCACCGGTAAAATATTAGGGACAAATGTCCCTTTTTTTATTTTATAAAAATCAAATTATCTACTGATCAAAAATTTTTAAAAAAAACATAATATTTATTAGAGAATAAAAAAATTAATAAATAAAAAAATTATGAAAAGAATTGTTAGATTAACAGAAAATGATTTGGCTAGAATTGTCAGACGAGTTATTAATGAGCAAAATGAAGATGCTTATAAGATCTTATCCCAAATGGAAACTTTATGTAATAATGGTCAGGCTGAAAGTGATGCTATGAAAAACACGGTGTATAAAATTAAAGACAAGGCAACTTATGACACTATTCAAAAATTAGTGTATAGTGGTCCTAAATTCAAAGCTAGTCAAGGTAAAAATTATGCGTTAATCGCGGATTGGTTAAAAGCGGAAGGTGTTAGTCCTGTGGCTTATGCAAGTGGTGATGGGACTAAATTAATGACAGGTATTAGTAATACTCTTAGAGGAACTGGTATTGGTAAAGAAATTGCCAGACATTTAGGTCAATTCAACGAGGAGGAATCCAAAAGTTTATATTACGGAACACAAACATTTTAAAAAATAACCCCTCCAAAAGAGGGGTTTTTAATTTTATTATGATTTAGAAATGTTTAACTTGATCATTTTTCTAATACTCGTCATACCATTTTGATTCCAATAAGTTAAAAAACTTTTTTCATCTTCACGCAAAACAATACCACAATCATTATCACCATCTATTAATTTTACAATTATGATTTTATCGTCGTTTCGAACAATTATTAATGGACATGAGTTTAAATATTCATCTGAAACATAACACCTACAAGTTTTATTATCCAAGTCAATAACAAAAGTTAGTTTTGTATTATTAACGTCATTAACTAAATCAGGATTCATCAATACAGAATCAACTGTGGTGTTTCTAAATGAAATTAATTCTTGATGCTCAAATCCCTCAATTACAAATGTTTGACAAAATGAAACAAAACTAACAAAAGACAACAAGAAACTAACAAACAGATTTTTCATGATTTAAATTTTTAAAGGGTTTATGAATGATTACCCTACAAAGATATACTTTTTTTTGTTAAAAAAAAAACAATTATTTTTTCAATTTTACGGATTCGTAAATAAGATCAATAAAGTTTAACATTTCATCATGTGTCATTGAATTTTTTGCATGGTTACACGCAGTGCTTATGAATTGTATATTGCCCTTTACATAACCTAAATTACTATCGATCCTATCTAAAGAAGCAGTATTTAGGTTATTACCATTTTCATTCGGGTGAACTAATTTTACACCACTATAAACACAAATACCACTTTGTATTTCCCATTGTTTTAAAAGATCATTTAAATCGATATCGTATTCATGATGTCTTTTTTTTATTCTTCTGAAATGCTCTCTAAGTCCTGTAAATTGATCTCTACGATTGTTTGAATGGGGTAAAATGTATTTAATATTTTCTACCACATAATCATTAAGGTGAAGGTGATTATTAAGTCCTGAACACTTTAATGAACAATAGTTTTTTCTACCTATTTTTTTATTTCTATTTAATTCAGATTTATCTTTAAGAAACTCAATATTACAAGATGGGTTTGAGCAAATGGTCAATTCTTTTTTTCTCATGTCTTTTATTTATAAATATCTCCGTCTCCACAAAAAAACCATCTCCACAAAAAAATAAATAAAAAAATCCCACCATAATTAAATGATGGGATCAATTGGTGGACCTAGAGGGCTCCGACTCCCTCGTCCGGCTCGTTTTGTCAAAAAGACAACTACATGTTTAGGTTAAGGTTTTTCATACCCTCCAAAATATTTGGTTCCTATTTTGACATTGTTACCAAAAACTGTGTCGAGTTCACTTTTGTTACGGTAGCCCTCTGAACGAGACCGTTGTTTTCTTTTAGAGTGAAAACCAACTCATCAACGACTTCTGTTGCTAGGTTATATGTCTGCCGACCCCCCGTTTCCGTATCTTATTAAGCTACAGTAACTTCAGAACCTCTTAG